GTAGCCAATCACTGTGATGTCAACTAAGCCGGTCACGCCGGAACCGCTGGCATCGAGACACTTAATCGTAACCGAGGTCGTGGTTTTGGCTGTGACAACAGCCGTGACCGCCGTTGACCCACCAGTTTGAAGGGCAGTGATTTGCACGCTTTCAACACTGCGGAATGTCTTATTCAGGCTGACCGCCGTGCCAGCGCTGCTGATCGCAACGTCATTCTGTTTCTCGATCACGTCGGGGTAATCGAGCTGAGCGGTCAGGGCAGTGATGTTGCCAGCAACAACACCATCAGGCGACTTGAAGGTGGTCTGCACGCGGTACACATCACCAAGCAACCTTTCGTATGGGGCGTAAGGGTGAACAATCCCGCCCTCTGCTAGCTCGGTGTCGTCGTAGAACCGTTGCTCACCCAAGATGCCAAATGCTGCGCCTCTGACGGCATACGTTCCAGTGGCAGTGCCGCTAAGCGTAATCGCCGTGCCGCCCTGGGTAGCCGCAACACGGAAGACGGTGGTAGTCAGATCAGTTGAAACGACGTGGTAGGTCGTCCCAGTAGAGATCCCGGTAGGCAGGCTGCCCGCAACTTCGACGAACTCAAAGGTGTCGTTCACCTCAAGCAGGTGAGGAATCGTCGAACCACCTCGCTGCAATTGGAAGCTGCTGCTAGCCACGTCGATCACTACCGGCGTGTCCTCCTGCAACAGCTTGTCATCGTCGTTGGTGCCATCAGGCTCCTGCACCAGCACAGTGTCTTCGCCAGTCAGGGCAACCAGTTTGTGCTGATAAGTTGCCGTCGCGGTGGTGCTAAACAGCAGGTTGCTTTCAGCCTCGTTGTTGTCGAAGTTCCAGGTGAAGATGCTGTCTCGACCTGCATCGGTCTGTACTAGATCACCGTTGCCATCGACCTCGCAGTTGATGTAGTTGCCTTCCCAGCTGCCGGCGCCTTGAGTCCTGGCGTTAATCGTTGCGACTGCGTTGCTGATCGGTGGCGCACCAATGTTGACCAGCACAAAGGCAGGAAGATCAGAACGCCAGTTGGTCGCATCAACCGACTTGACCATCACCACCCAGGTGTCAGAGTCAAACAGGCTGGTCTCGAACCATTGTTGGTTGGCGTTCAAGCCGCCAGATGCAAGCTCCAGTCCTGCGCCCCAGCTGGCAGACAAGTTCAGGCGAGTGGCAAGCGCTGCCGGACCGGAGACGTTGTACGTCCCAGTGGCAGTGCCCGTCAGGTTGATTGGGTCGCCACCTGCAGTTGCAGCAAGCTTGAACTCAACGCTGTTGAATCCTTCTGCCGCCACGAAATAAGTGGTGCCAGCTGTGATGCCGGTGGGCAGCGTTCCAGAACTAGCGGCAAACACGATCTGTTCGCCAACAGTCAACAGGTGCTGGTTGGTTTTGATGCCGATAACCGTTGAAGTCTTGACCGTAACGATGTCAGTCGCAACGTCAAACTCAACGATGTTTGTAGCCAGCTGGCCACGCTTAAAGCGGACCTCATAACCAACAATGTCGCTGACAACCTTCTGGTCCCAGCTGCCGTATTCGCTCAGCGGTAGCTGCCAGCTAAAGCGCTTGCCTGCACGGTTTGCACTTTCAACGACGCTGAAGTTGTTAGGCGTTGGCGGTGCAATCTCAGCACGCTCCACCACGTCGTAGATGTAGTCGTCCGGCTCTTCGCCAAAGACTGCGCTGGTAAAGCTGATTCGAACGTCGTAGGTGTCCGGTGCGTGGAACGCAATCGTGTAATAGCCCGTGAGCGGAATGTCAGCCAGGAAGTAGTAGCCGTCGTTTCCAGGGGTTTTGACGCCAGGGATCTCACCGCCCTTAAGGTTGCGTGGTTTTGCCCAGCACTTGAAACCAGTAATCCGAGGCAGAATCGGGCAGGTGCCAGGATCAACAATGATCAGCTGGGTGCCATCAGGCTGGTTGGCGTGGGTGACCGTGGCGCCAAACTCAGCATCGCTCAGATCTGGGATTGCATCAAAGTCCGAAACATCAACGGTTTCGTAATCGCTCTGGCGGCTAAGGCGATCAAATGTCGCAACGCGGAATTGATATTCGGTGCCGTAGACATGATCAGGCAGGCTGACCGCTGCATTAGTAACCGAGGTCAATTCGATGTCGTTCCACTGAGCAGCAGTCGCATCACGCCACTGATACCGATACCCACGCACCAGCAGATCGTCGGAACCGTTGCGCTGCGGTGAACGCCAATCAGCGTTGATCTGCGTGCGACCGTTGTTGTAAATCAGCTTTGCAGTCAGGCTTTCAACTGCTTGTGGTGCCTCAAGCGTGAAACGATCCTTGGGAATCGCAATCGGCAGGTCGTTATCGACGTAATCAAATTTGCTCGCGTTGTACTGGATTGCCTCAACTTGGAAGACAAGCGGCTCGACCTCAGTGATCGCCACGATCTTGTAGAGGGCAGCCTGCATGTCAGACCACTCCAAAACCCACAAGGCGTTAACTTGGCTATCGACGTTGCCATCAACAACGGCAGTGGTCGTTCCAAGTGAATCAACGATGGTGACGCCTTCGAGCACGTCGCCGTCTTGGGTGACCAGTACGTCAAGTCCGTTCTGTACTGCCAGGTCGCGCAGCTCAGGATTGCCCCGGTCTTGTGATGCGCTGATCAGGTTATGAACGCTCAGCTTGGGGCGCTTAGTGATCGTGCTGTCAGGGTTGGTGACGGTCTCCCCGTCAGGCACCACCAGCGTCAGGGTGTAATCAATCGCATCGTTCAGGCTCAATACGGCGTCGAGCGTGATGTTGTTGCCGCTGATTTCTTTGATGCGACCGCCCAGGCGCTGACCCTGCTTCATTGGGTCGGCAATTTGGATGATCTCGCCAACACCAGCCGCTAAGCCCTCCGCCCCAATGCGGAAGCTGACTTTTTCTGTCAGATAACGGTTGGAGAACAGCGTGTGTTTTGCTGCCCGCAGTGCCTGACCGCGTGAGGTAACACCAAGCAGGCGCAGGTCAATCGGGTTGTAGCCAAAGGTCTCCAGCAGCGCGTCATCTTGCTGGTACTCAGTAACGCTGGAATACGCCTGATTGGGGTCGTCCCAGTTAGCCAGAACAACAGACTTGCGGGCGCCTCGTGCCGTGCCGCTGTAAGTGAAACAAGGTGAGGTGACTTGACCGGAATCGTCAACCTCTTGGATAACGTTGGCTTCGCTGAATTGTTGAACCGGAACCTGTTCGCGGTCTTGGGTCAGGAATAGTTGCCCTTGGCTGTAATAAATTAAGCCCCGGAAACACGAGGCAAGACCATTCAGTACTTCATAGACGCTGCCTGCATTTTGCAGAAACACATTGCAAGTGAAGCGTGGCTCTGTTCCGCCATTGCCGTCGGGAACCAGTTCGTCGCAATACTGGCTAATGGTGTATAAATACCACGGGTCAATCGAGATGTTTGGAACGTAACGGGCGACGCCAAATCTGTCATTAACAACGATGTCCCGGAAGATCCAAGCAGGATTATCCGTCCAAGCGGTTGTAAAGGTACCGTCCCAAATGCCTGTGTAGACGCGAGTTGTCGGGTTGTAATTGGTTGGAATTTGGACGCGCTTGCCGCGCAGCTTGACCGAAACGTTTGGGATACTATTGAACTGGCGGGCATCAACTTTCAGCGCCAGCAAGCCGGTGTTTGGGTAGGCAAATTTCTCGTCAATAATTTCAATGTAGCTCTGCCAAGTGATACTGTTTTGCAGATAGGCAGTGCTGCTGTCGGCGGTTAAACGACTAACGCGGATTGTCCACGGTCCAGTACCATCCAAGTCAAACTCGTACGCCCGCTGGAACTGGCTGCTTGATTTGCCGCTAACAGTAGGCTCAGCAACTGTGCTGTAAGGACCGCCGTTAGCTGAAACTTCAATCCGATAGCTGACACTCGTGCCGGTGATGTCGCCGTTATCCCTGTTGTTTGCTTGAAGTGCTGGGTGGTTGATGATTACCCGGCAACGCTCAATATCGGTGTCAGTAATCGTCCGGGTGATCGGACCAGTGGCAACGGTGATCGCAGTGTTGACGCCGACTGCATTTTCAGCAGTGCTAAACCCAGCTATCGGGGTCTGCGTTTCGTCCGTTCCAGTGCGCGATTCAATCGTGTAGCCGTTGAAGTTATAGGTGCCGTCTGGGTTCTGGATTGGCGTTGAATCCAGGTAGGTGTCCTTGGCAATGCTGTTAGGGAAGCCCTCGATCTCGCCTTCGCTCAGCGCATAAACCGTCTTGGCAAATGCAACCGAAAACAGGTTGTTGGCAGCCTCAACAGGTTGCCGTGCAGTTGGCGTGACAGTGACGTTCTGTTGAACAGTCTGTTGTACAACTGTTTGGCCGCCACCACCGCCACCAGCGCCGCTGACTTCAGGCAGATCTTGAAAGTCTTCCATCAGAGGCTGTTCTGCAGTTCCAGACCGAAGCTCAGGACGGGCAACGATCCAATGATGCGCTCACCGTAGAGCACTGGAACGACTTCGCCCTGCTGGGTATTGGCGTTGGATTTATCGAAGGTAAATGAGCGTTCCTGTTCCTCTCGGCTGCGACCGCTAGTGGCTCCACTGCCGATACCGCCCGGACCGGCAACATTGGGCATTTTGGGGGTCGGCGTCAACAAATCAGCAATGCCGCCAAAAATCAAGCTTGCACCGACTGCGCCGATGCTTATTGCCGTACCAGCGCCAAACCCCAAGCCAAGTCCAAACAAACCGGCGCCTGCCGTAACAATCGCAAACGCGACGATTGCGACTCCGGCAATAATTTTTCCGACGCCACCTTTACCTACTGGTATCGGCGCCAATACAAATCTTTTGCTCAAAGGCCATAGCAGTTGCTCTTCATCCAATCCTTCGGGATGCTCTGTGATCGCACGCCAAGCAATGCCATTTTCGC